ATCTATAACTGCCTGCATATTTTTTATAATTTGTTCTTTGTCTTTTAATTTCATTAAACTTGGATTAGATAAAATTGGTTTTTGTGCCATATGTAATGCTATAACTTTAACACGTTGAATATATTCTTCTCTTTTATTTTTTTCTTTTTGTTCTTCAGATAATTCAGGTTCAATATAATTAGATTCTTCTTCTAATAATTGCGCTGGATTTTTAGAATCTTTTAACATTTCTTTTTCAAAATCATTAATTTCTTTTGGTCCTTCAAATACTGCCCATTCAACTTCTTGCTTATATAATTCATCTGAATTTTGAATAACTTTTAATTCTATAAAATTTTCAATTTGTTCTTTTAAAACGCTATTCATTATTTTATATATATACTTATATTTTTGTATTTAAATAAGGTTTTTTTTCATCAATAATTTTCTTTTCAATTTCTCTTATTAGTTTATTATTTTCAAAGGAATGTTCTTCAATTATTTTCATTTCAAAATTTTCCCATCCACCATTAGAACGAATATAAACATATAATTTTAACCAATATAATTTTCCTACTTTATTTTTTACATTTTTTTTATGCCTACTTTTTCTAGAACTAAAATTATTTGTAGAACCTATATAAAATATTTCTTCATTATTTTTATTTGTAATTTGGTAAATGTAATACTTTTGTTTAGTCATCAAATGAAACTTCAGTATTATAATCACTATTATATGGTTGTGTCTCTATTTCTGTTTCGTCTTCACTTTCAGATAAGTCTAATACATGTTTCCCTTTACCAACTTTTAAACATTGTTTTCTTTCTTTTAAGTTTTCTTGAAATTCGTCTAGTTCATGAATCCAATTTTTATTTTTTGCGGTTTTTACTAATTCTTCAAATGGAATTTTATAATATAATTTACTATTGAATTTACACCTATTAAAACCAACTTCAGATAATTTTCTATGAAAGTCTTCTTTATTTGTATTCTTAATATTATTACTACTACAATATAATTTATATTCATTATAAAGTTCTGATATAGGTGTTTCAATTTTCATATAGTTTAATATGTATTCTTCTTTAATGAATTTATAAACATTGTCAAGACGTTTAGAAAGACTATCTAATTTATTATCTGTTAAAGGAAAAGACTGAGGATTGAAATTATTAGTATCAAGTCTATATAAATAATGGTAAAAAGCTTCACCAACTTCGTCATTAAAACATTTATATAAAGAATCATAATAATCTCTATTATTTATTTTCTTTGTGGAAATGTCTAAAATAAAATACCTTCTTCCATCGTCGTCTTTAATAGCGTCATTATTTGAACATAAAATATAATTATTAATATTTGTAGTTTCATAAGCTTTCGTACATTTATTCTGTAAAGTTATATTATTACTTGTAATCATTCTTTTTAAAGTTGAACTTATACTTTCCCATTCATTTCTAGAAAAGTTTTCTAATTCCTCAATATTAACTAATAATTTTCCTCCAAGAATTTCATTAAATTTAGTTCTAATAGGGTCTGAACCTGTTTCTAAACATAAATTTTTTCCTAAAACATGATTTGATAAAAAATAATATAAACTACTTTTTCCAACTCCTTGAACACCTTTCATATAAAGACAACTATTATTTTTATTTCCTTTAATCATATTTGAAAGCCATTTTAATAAAAAATCATATGAGTCTTGTTTATCTGAACATAATATTTCTTTCATAAATTTTAAAATATAATTCATTTTAATTTCTGTTTTTTCTTTTGTAATATAATTTTCATTAAAACTATATTTCATTTGAGGACATAAATTAATAAAGTCTTCAAAAAATGTTTCTTTATTTGGTTCATAGCAAACTGTTTTAATTTCAGAAAATTCTTTAAAATAATAATTTTGTAATTCTTTTGACATTCTATTGAAATATGTTCTTTTTACTTCTTGCTCTTCCTTAATTATATATACGCCATTAATTAACATAGCATGTGTTCCATTACTTAGGGGAACAAAAAATTTAGTTATATAAGCTTTAGAATCATTTGGACTAAGTTCTTTTAGTTTATATAAATTAAAAACTTCTGACATTTATATTTTATAATATAATCAAATATTTAAATATATTATATACACTACAAAATAATTTTAATTTTTTAATTATTTTTTTCTCATAGCCCTAATACGTGCCATATGTTCTTTAGCTTCTTTAGAACCTTTTTTAAATCCAGTTCCTCTTGTTCTCATAATTGCCCCATGATGAATTTCACCACAACCAGACATTCCACTTCCTACATGTCTTAAAGGTCTTCCACCTCTTATGTCTTTCATTTCTTCATGTAAATGTCTTATTAATTCTAAATTACCTTTCATTAATTCTTTTTCTTCTTTTTTATTATGCGCTTTTAATAATTGTTCTAAAGCTGATTCTCTTTTTTTATCAACTTCAATATCTGAATCAGATTCAGGGTAATATTTTCTATGTTTTCTTTTTTTTCTTAATCCTGTTCCAGTTTTGTTTCCTACTTTATCCGCTATTTCTCTACCTGCAAACCCTCCAAGTGTAGAACCCGCAATTCCTCCCAATGGTCCTAATTCAGGCGCTAATAATGTCCCCGCTGCGCCTCCTAATGCACTGGTTAAAGCAGGAACACCATTATGAAGTAAATCTGAAGCTAAACCTCCTTTTTTCTTAGTCATATAACTCCCTACACTTTCTACTCCTTTTTGTAAAACAGGTTCTATTTTATGGTATGTATTTACTATTGGTTTTTCTATTTTATCTTCAAATCCACTTTTAATAGTATGTCCTAAATTTTTAAAAGCATTTACAAAATCATCACCAAAACCTTCCCCATGTGGTCCATGTTTAATATGATGTTTAATAATGTCATGCTGAATTTCATTTAACTTATTTAAAATTTTAGCGTGGCTTTTTTCCATGTTATAATAAATAATTATATTTTTTCTTCTAAATATTTAAATGATTTATTGTAATTGTCATCTATATAAGTTTTCATATTTTGTTTTAAATTATCTACTAATTCATTTTCATTTAAATTAGTTCTGTCATATAGTTTTACATAATCATTATAATATTATTTAGAAATTGGTCTCCGTCTATTCCTCTATCGTCAATTTTTAAATTTAACATTTTATAAATTTCAATTGATAATTTTGAATATTCTTTTGACGCAAATAATTCATTTTCTAAAATGTCTTCAATTTTCAAATATAAAGAAATACTAGTTAAAATTCCAATTATAAAAGAAAGCCCACAATTTAATGCTGAAATATATTTTTGGTCCATATAAGGTTGTAAGCTTACACTTGCTATAGCATTTAATGAAGAAAGAATTATTATAGGTAATTTAAAATAAATAACAATATTTTTTACTTGAAAATATTTTGATTTATGAAATTTTTCTAATTCATTACAATTTTCTCTAATATTATTTAGAAGAATTTCAATCTGTGTATTCCAATTATTAGAAGAATTACTCATTATTGTATATAGTAATATAATAATGAATTTTTATTTATGTTGAAGGTATAAAATTAATATCTGTTGTTCCTGTTGGTGTCATAATACCAAATTTATTTATTGCAAATTCTACACTATTAACTGCTGAGACGCTATTTGTTCCAATTGCAAAAGCTAATATTAATTCTGTTGAAGCAAATGGTCCAACACTTCCACCGCCTACTGGTGTTAATTCCATATTAATTAATGTAGAACCATAAACTGAAGGAGTTGGACAATTTCCCGAAACATTCATAAACATATTATATCTAGTATTTGTTGTAGGTGTTATAGATAAATTAAAAACATATGTTCTTTTACTATGATAAAATGTTGAATCTCCTGCTTGTGGTTGTGTGTATATAGTTAAAAATGGTGTATTGTCATTAGACGTTGTAGAAGCATTAAAAATGTTCATATAAAAACCTAAAACTTGCGCTACTGTCATATTTACATCTGGACCAATATACCAATTAATTTTATAACCTGCAGTAGTATTTTTAAAATACCAAGCTGGAGTAAAAGCATATGTTTGTGTTATTGTTGATGTTGGTGCTGTTGGTGGTCTTCCATCTGCATAAATAACCGCGCTAATATATTGATTAATAGATTTTGTTGAATTAATTATTAAATTTCTTGAAAAACTAACACCATTAAATAATAAATCTGTTGTAGTTAATTGTGAATTATGAACAGTATCATTTAATGTAATAGTATTTTTAGTAATAGTATTAGTTGAAGTATTATCATCAATAACTATTCTTGGTGAATTATTTACATTAAAAAAATTAATATTAGAATTTATTTTTCCTATTGCACTAAATGATTTATATTGAAGGAATCCATTTATATTTTGTATTCTTGTTGTAGATGTATTACTTTCACTTGTATCAGTTAATAAAACACTATAAAAATTTAATGCATTTTGTGAATCTGTACTACCTAATGTTAAACTTGTTTTATTTAATCTTGATGTTTGTGGTGCCGTATATCCTGACATAAATATTTCTTGTGGTTGTATATTTGTTAAAGAATCATTATTCTGATTAGTTAAAACAATCTGGGCTGGTGTAATATCTGTATAAGTTTGATAAGTTTGTGCCGTATCTAAACTCCTAACTCTAGAACCATTTAATAATGTTGTTCCTGTTCCTGCTATTATATTTAAATTATTATTAGTTAAATCCAAAGTAGTATTTCCACTTTCATTTGTTAATTTAGTATTTACAATAACTTTATCACGTAATAATTCCATTAATTTATAATCATCATGCTGACTATCTACAGATTGAAAACGAAAACCACCAGTACCAGAATTACCATTAATGTCATTACTACAATTTTGAAATGTAGCATCATTATTTCCAAATGCATTTACATATTGATATAATCCGGCTTTAGAAGTTTTAGTATTAGAATAAGTAGGGTTAAAAGTATTAGGAAGACCATATTTTTCTGTTAATGCCACACATGTAAAGTTTGAATCAAACGCCATATTTTATATAAATATTTAAATTAACAAATTTTTATATAATTACAGAATTAAAAATAAATATAATAATACACAACTGCGTTTGGTGTAATAGTAGGAACATTAATAGAAGTAGCAGAAATATTATTACCTGTATTACTTGTAGTTGGTGTTCCGGTCGCATTTTGAATAACCGTCCTTACACTTCCTGATGAAGTTGTCATAAAGTCATAGTACCCAGTATAATAAGTAAAATTAGAAATACTATTATCATGTGTATGTGGTGGTGTTGCATTTATATTAACACTAGCTTGTCCTCCTGTGTTTGTTCCTAAACTATTTTTAGGAAAACCTGTTGAAGTTTGTGCTCCAACTAAAGCTAGACCAGTAAAATTAGGAACATAAAAAGCTGTATTCCCTGTTCCACCCCAAGAAGTTCCAATAGCATTATATAAAGCTTGATATTGTGGATTACTGACCGCGTTTAAACTTTGACCTTGACATAATAACCAATTTCCGGCTGGTGCTGTCTGTGAAACTGTTGTTATAATCTGACCAACAAAATATGAAGCTCCAATACTAGCTAGTGCCTGATTTACATAACCAATAGTAGATAAATATTGTGTATTAGTTGTATTTGGATATGTTTGAACTGGATTTATAGTTAAATTACTTTGAATACTAATAGGGTTTGAAGTACTGATAGGAATACTAATAATAGGTTGAGTATATGCTCCGCCTTGTCCTGCTCCATTTATAGGACCATTTGCAACATATATATTTAATGCTGTAATTGCTCCGGCTTGTGTATTAATACTAACTAAATCTAGTTCATTTTGTGCTCCTGTCATATTTCTAGTTATAGATAAACCTACATTACTTAATGTATAAGGTCCATTATTTGCACTTGCTCCTGCTGTTAAAATATTATCTGTTTTAGAAAATCCACCTATTTCAACGCTATTAGAAAAAGAACTTAAAGTGGAAGTTAAACTTAAAATATCCGTATTATTTAATTGTAAATTTGTAGTAGGAATATTAGAATCATTATTTATAGTCAAAACACTTCCAGTTAGATTCATTAAAGACAGTTCATTACCATCTACAAAATATAATTGATTACTTATTGTAGTATCTACATTCATATTAATATTTGTAGGAGTTATTTCTATAATATTATTATCTGTTCCAATTGCTAGATTTATCTGTGGATTTGTTGGTGCATTATTAGATAATAATAAAGAACCATCAGTCTGTTGTCCTATTGTAGTATTATTAACGTCTCCAATAGTTGCACCATCTAATGTTATATTATTTAAAACTTCTAAGTCTGCATTTGCTCTAATAACTGAATTAAAATCAGAAACACCTGCTACATTAATTTCACCAAAATTTTCTGTTCCTTGTGCTAATGGAAATTTTAAATAATTTTTTGCTAAATAAGCCTCATCTATGACTTGATTATTAATAGGAACGTCAAACACAGACGGGTCAAATATAGGTAAGAATTCATTCGGTGGAGGGTAAAGCGCCATTTATATATTTAGTTATATATATTTATATTTAATTATATATTTATATAAAAATTTATAAATAATGAGTAGAAGAAAAAATAACAACCCTTCTGAAATCCTAAATTTTTATGAAATTATTCCAAAAAAATATTTAGATAAAGTTGAAAACCCTAACGAACATATTCACAATATAAAAATACCTTTTAGAATGTGTGTTGTTGCGCCTTCTGGAACTGGTAAAACTAATTTTTTATTAAATTTATTAAAAGTATTTTCTCAAGGTAAAGGAACATTTGCAGATATTTCTATTATTACAAGAAACAAAGATGAACCACTATATAATTTTTTAGAAGGAGAATTTGAACAAATTAAAATAAAAGAAGGTATGCATAATACTCCTAAATTGGATGACATGGATAAAAAAGAAAATCATTTAGTTGTTTGGGATGATTTAGTATTAAGTAAAAATTTAAATAATGTAGAAGAATATTATATGAGGGCAAGAAAGAAAAATTGTTCAGTAATTTTTCTTAGTCAAAGTTATTATGACATTCCTAAATTTATTAGAAAAAATAGTAATTATTTAGTTTTATTAGATTTAGGTGGAAGTAAAAGAGAACAAACTGCAATTATGAATGAATGGAGTTCAGATTTAGATAAAGATGAATTAAAAGCTATATAT